TTAATTGAAAGTCTTGTTCCAAACACTATTAAGTCTTATGATAAATACAATCAGCCATAAATAAAAAATCTATTGAAAAATTTAATAAATGTGGAAAATCTACCGGTCTCGGCCCTGTCTTTAAACTCTTCCATCAACAAATCTTCAAAATTTTGCCTATATGCTACATTTTTAAGTTTGTTATTTAGGTTATTTGTTATAGACTCTCTTGCAGTATAATTAAAACTTTCAAATTGTATGTCAGATGCTATCTGAAAGTACAAAAGTTTTAACTTTAACATTATTCTAGAAAGAGTTTTCTTTTGATACTTATACATTTTATTTAACATTTCACAGTGAAGTTTATTCTTATTGGATAAAATGTCTATGTAATGTCTTTTTTCAAAAACTAAATTATCTATACCTATTCCTTTATTAACTCTTACAGTATCGTCTTCTATTTCATATTCACTTTTTGATATAAATGTCTTAACAGTCGACATTATATTAATTATAGTGTCGTGAATTTTAGTAGTTTCTTCAAATGGGTACATCTTGTAATTTATGTCGTCGAATGCTGAAAATTCTAAAGAAGATACATTTTCTATAATAGATGAATTTTCACTATAATTTGAAGTCATTTTCATCAAGAGTTTGTAATATTGTCCGTACATATGATACAAAAAAAGATTAAATAACTCTGTATAATTACAAGCGTCTTTTTTGGTTAGCGAAATTTGAAAAAATAACGTGTCTAAAGACATACTGAATTCTGAACTTATCTCAATTTGTTTGATGTATTTTTTATAAGTTGAATCTAAATGTATACATTTATCATCTATTTCTTCTATTACCCGTGTGATGTCATTTTTATAATCTTCTATCTTATTAAATTGTTCACTTGACATTTTAAGTTATTAATTACTAAATAAATTATTTTACATTTTATAAATGTCTACCAGTGAAACTTATAGAGACGTCGCGTGGGAACAACATCATGACTCCATTTTTGTAGACTGGGCAGATAAAGCCGCCTGTTACAAATGGTTACACAATAAATCATATCTGAAATATTCGAGTAAAAGAAACATGTTTACCATCCCTGTTATTATAATGTCTACTTTAACCGGTACTGCTAATTTTGCACTCGAAAGAGTACCCGAACAGTATCAAGACATATTCTCTATTTGTATAGGAAGTGTAAATATATTAGCCGGAATTATAACTACAGTAGCACAGTTTTTAAAATTAAATGAACTGACAGAAAGTCATAGGACGGCGAGTGTTGCTTGGGATAAATTTCATAGGAGTTTACGTATAGAATTAATTAAAGCACCCGAGGAGAGACCGGACGTGAATTATTTCATGAAAACATCACGTGACGAATTTGATAGATTAATGGAAACTTGCCCTGGTATAGACAGGGGTATTGTAGAAATGTTTAAAAAACAATTAACATCTGGAATAGACAAACACGACATCCTCCGTAAAAATAAAAATTTTAATAGACTTATTAAACCAGAACTTTTCAACGAAATAAATTCTTTAAAGGATGTAGTATATAAACGTTCCGATAAACCGTCAGAAATTGACATAGAAGAAAAGAATAAGATTGAGAAGTTAATAACAGAGAAATATTTGTATAATGAAAAAGTTTCAAAGGTAAACGGTTTTATAGGAGCATTTCAGAATAAATATTCCCGCAGACCATCACAGGAAGAAATATTTTCAAATCTTAAAAATGAAGTTGATATACCGGAGATTAGAATAATAACGGAACAGATTGATAGTAATTAATTGCAAAAAAATACAAATCTTAATATATATAAATAGATATATTATAAATTATATAGTATGCAAGTTGAGAAACTGAAAGAGTGCCTTATAAATTTAGCACTCAGATCTGGTTTTGACACCTTTGAAGATTTCGTAAAATACAAAGAGAATAATTTATGCAAAGGTGCTTACATGGCTGTTTATCCAGAAATTCAAGTAATTTCTACAAGTGATGACAAGGTTTACGTTGACAATTTAAAAGTCATGACGGCGCAAAATTTGTATGATAACAAGACTGGAGACATAATAAAATTGACAGACGAACTGTCTAAAAAATTAAACATATCCGCTCCCCCGATTGGGTGGTGGGCCTCTGAAAAATGGGACGGTATTCGAGCATTATGGGACGGAGAAAAAATGATATCACGTGGCTCAGGTGTCGGTAAACCAAAGGTTTATACTTATATACCAGAATGGTTTAAGAATACATTACCACCCGGTATACCACTAGACGGTGAAATATGGATTGGTAGAGGTCTTTTTCAAAAAACCAGCAGACTTTCTACTATTAAACCGGGTAAGAGTTACACGGCAGAACAAATAGAAAATATATGGGCGGGAGACACCGAGCCACCCGTTGTTTTCAAAGTATTTGATGTACCGAATGACCCTCGACCGTTTGAAAGAAGAATGGCTTTTCTACAAACTATTATAAAAGATCGTAAAGTTTGTTGGAACGGTATAATGTATCCTGGTAAAAAAATATTTCCACTTCAGTTCACTGAACAAGTTAAAATTAAAACATTGGAACAACTTGTTAATTTATACACTAAATTAACTTCTGAGGGGGCAGAAGGTATTATGATAAGAGCCCCAGGATCACCATATCAAATCAAAAGAAGTAAATACATGTTAAAGTATAAAATTAAAGAAGATGCTGAGTGTATACTACGAGAGTATATTCCAGGAGACGGAAAATACATTGGTATGCTCGGTTCCTTAAGATGTGAATTAATGACGGACGGTAAACCAAATAATGTATTCACGCAAATAGGAACAGGTTTAAATGACTCACAGAGAGAAAATTATAATAATCCTAACTCATCGGAATTTATGCCGATAGGCAGTGTAGTTTCATTTAGTTATATGGAAATGACTAAAGAAGGTATCCCGCGCCATCCCGTCTACAGAGGAATCCGTGACGATATCTCTGTTTCCAAACCAAGTATTAGCATGTCTGTTAATGATGTTAAAAAGATCTTGTCTAAACTAGTTACAAAAATAGTTTCTGAAAAAGAAGCCAATTGGACTTTTAAAATCAAGAGTTATAAACAGGCAAACGAAATTCTAAAAGACACAATGAAGCTAAATTCAGTAGAAGACTACATCAATGTTCTAAGAGAAGGAGACATGAAATTGGCCGGCGAAGAGAACTTTAAAGTTAAGAATGGATCGTGGAAAAGTGCTATTTTACAAAAAATAGACAACATATTAAAAACAGGTCAAACTGACGGGATATCGCTTACGGAACAGGACCAGAGATCTCTTGCCATTGAAAATCTTACCAAAGTTCCAAATATCGGACCGAGTACAGCGGCAAAAATATACGACGCCGAAGAAATAACCACAATAGAAGAATTGAGATACATCTATTCTATCAATAAAGAAATCCTAAATGAAAAACAAGCAATTGGTCTTAAATATTATGAAGACTTAATGGGTAGAATTCCTCGCAAGGAGATGGACTCTTGGAACGAAATACTGACGGACATTTTAAAAGAAACGATGACTGAACTAGGTATACCCGGAGAACTTATATTAGCCGGTTCTTATCGTAGAAAAACAGTCGACTCCGGAGATATAGACGCCTTAATTACAACAGATGTTAAAAACCCAAGAGTAATGACTACATTTTATAATAATCTAGTAAAAAGGGGTGTAATAGAAAAAACAAATGTTCTTGCAAAAGGGCCTACTAAGATAATGGCTGTTGCTAGTATTGATGAATACTATCGTCATCTAGACATCTTTTATCATCCCAGAGAAACTTTTCCATTTGCAATACTTTTCACAACAGGTTCTAAAGAATTTAATGTTAAAATGAGGAAATTTGCTCTTGAAAAAGGTTATTCATTGAACGAACAGAACTTAACGAAAAAGTCTCCCACTGGTCCAAAAGTAACACAGATCGAGTACTTGAATGTGATAGAAAAAGAATTTCCGGAAACAGAGCGAGACATCTTCGATTTTCTTGGATATCCTTACATTTCTCCAGAATTGAGATAAATAATAATTAAAATTAAATAATTTCATATTAATAAATGACCGTTTGTTATTCATATGAAAATATCGCGGAAAGTCAAAACCCTCTATTCAAAAATGTTGATTTAACTATTGTTTTGACAATGGAAGGTTCTAACAGATTTAAGAGTGATCCTCTTCTTCTCAATTTAACAAAGAAAACAATATACCAGTATAATAAGGGTTATAAAAATTGTAAAAAACCCGATAGTATCAAAAGAACCACAGAAGATGTAACACATGCTTATTATACAGCATTTGAATATGCAAAAAATTATGGTAATATTATTATACTTGAGGATGACGCAGAAGTTCTAAACTATAATCCGGTGCATTATAAAAAAATAGATAACTACATAGGTTCTAACGAATTTACAATAATTTCAATGGGGTCACTTGGTTTTTTTACTAAACAGGACGAATTATTTTACCGCACAGACCCCATGGCGTTCGCACAGGCTCATATACTTTCTAAAAAAACTAGAACTGAAATTCAGAAAGATATGTTAAGTAAAAAGTTTAACGGCCACGTAGACGGTGTTTATTTTTCCCCAAAAAATGTACTAGTGTATCACGAACCTTTAGTTATCCAGGTTTTGTCCGAGACAGAAAATTTTCAAACTTGGGAAGGAGCTCCTCTGTGGGCTCATAGACTCGCTGCTCAGATACAAGGTCTTAGAGAAAATAAACAAGGATGGTATAAAGCATATCTTTTGTGTAAAGCGGGTGCAGAATTTAGAGAAAATAAAAATTATGTATTTATGATGCTAGTAGTTTTACTGGTTCTTTATTGCAAAAAATAATTAATATTAAAATTAAAAAAAGATATATAATTAATACATACCCATCGATGGAACCATTTAAAGATCCCAAGGTAGAAGAACAATTCGATAAACTTGTTAAAAACTTTCTATCTAAAAATGAAAACTTTGATATGTCCAAATTTATTGGGGGAATGCCTATTACCTTAGAGAAAACAGACATGCCAAATTTAATGATCAGGGGTCCGAATGGTAGATCAAAATATACGGTTACTCAGAAAGTTGATGGAACAAGATATCTTATGTACATCGGTCCTGACACCGGTGTAGCGAATATAAAACAAAGAAAGGTGTGTTTTGTAGACCGCAACATGAAACTAAATGTCATATCAAATTTCAACTTACCGGATATCAATACTCCAGAAATGCTTTTAGACGGAGAATTGGTATTTTTTGATATCAAAGGTAAACCTCATAGAGAACTAGATCCTGTTAAAATAAGAGGTGTTTCTTATATGGTTTTTGACATTTTATTTGGTCCAGAAAAAATTTCAATTGACTCGGATGGTAAAAAAGTAATTGGACAATCTTTTTCTATGATGGTTCCAGAAGATAACAGTCTCCGAAGCGAGCCGTGGCCTTATATATCAAGATATGACATTCTTGCTAAAATGATAGATCCAAATTTGACTGACTTTAACAACGGAGAACCACTATTACCAAATGCTTTTAAATCTGTAGATGCCTTTAATATTGAACTCAAACCGATTTATTTTCTAGACTCATTATTATCTGCTACGTTACCTTTGTATAATGCTGTGGGTTCTGGATGGCTTCAAACGCAATTGAAACAGCACCGTGGAAAATATTATGATTACATCGCTACAATTAAGAAAAATGCTGACAAATTTAGAGGTAAATTAGAACTAGACGGCCTAATTTTTACGGCCGCGGACACCCTCTACACCATTGGAAATTGGAACAACCTACTTACAGGTCAATACAAATGGAAACCCGCTACAGAACAGACAGTTGATTTGAGAATAGTTAAAATAACTGACACTACTGCTAATGTTCAAGTTGTGAAGGGAAATACATTAGAAATTTTTCAAGATCGCGGTAAACCAATTGTTGTAAATGTTCCGGCGTCTGTAAAATCTGGAACCGTACATGAATTTTCCGCAGATTTTAGATGGAAAAACCCAAGAACAGATAAAACAAAACCAAATGCTATAAGAACGGTGTTAAATGTTATGCGTAGCTTTAAAAATCCAGTGTTTATAGACAACATAATCGCTTTTCTCAAACCAGACAATGAAAAGGCTTATCGTATTATACTAGATCATTCTTCAAAGGCAAAGTTATTCAAATGTATAGCCGCAACGGAAAATGTTAAACTACTAAATCAAGATGACATCAATAAAATTGAAGAAATGATTAAAAATGTAAACACAACAAAGGACATCGAAGTTGAAATGAGACTTGGTAAAATAAACAAGTCAGGAAAGACTTTTTTCAATCCTATCTTAACAAGAAGAGATTTTGAAAAAATTCTAAATGTAATAGAAAATTTCGGCTTTAAAAAAGAAATAACAGATTTTCTAGATATATACGATCAGGGAGTCCGAACCAGATATATCTATTCATATGATTTCGCAAAATTCATACAGTACGAGAGTGTTATTAAGAATAGATTATCAAATGTAGACATTGAAATTTCTAATGTACTATCTTTTGACATTCGATTTTCTTTGTCTACCGAAACACGTGTAATGAGATCCAACACTACTGGTGATACAAAGAGAAAATACCGTATTTCTTTTACCGAACCAAATTCACTGTTCAGAGTAGATTTTACGGCCATATCATCTGTTGAATACTCTCCAGAAACTAGAATGTTCAAAACTAAAGATAATTCTGATGAAAAGTTTCAAATAGAAATTGAATTCATCAGTGATAATATTAATGTTAATGAACTATTTAAATTTTTAACACATCTACTCAGCATTTGATAAAATAGAACCGGAATTTACGAGGCGATTTTCCTGAGAAATG